TTTAGTTTGAGCCAACTTGTAGTACGTTTACATTCGTATGGTGCAGTAGGATCTTTGATCATAATACCTTCGTAGCCACCATCAACAGCACGTTGATTAATTTCCTTAAAACGTGTTTTTCCTTCATCAGTACCAAGATCAACTAATTCATTTGCAACGCATGTTACATTTGGCATAAGGTCTTGATATTGATCCACCCATAGTTTAACCATTTCGCTACGCACAGATTGTGGAGTATCCCACATGCCTTTTTCAAAATCTTCAAGGGGAATTACATCAAAAACATTAAGTACGGCATCACCACTTTGCACATCACTTTTACGATGAACTTGTTTCATTAAATCTTGAAAACTGCTACTCATAACTTCACCATCTAGTACAAAATTAATATTTTTACCAGTACCTTTGGTTTTTATAACATTACTAATTTGTTCTACAATATGAGGGAAGTTTACAAGCTCTTTGCCGTTGCGGCTAAATTGAAGAACACGACCATCTGTCCACACAATAGTAATAACACGCACACCATCCAACTTGACTTCAACAAGTTTTTGTCCTGCCAACTTTCCTTCATGATTAGCACTATCGTGAGCAAGCTGGCAAGCGAAAGTAGGTACAATGTAATCTGCATTTATTTTCTCCACTGCTTTGTTAATTGTTTTTTCGCTTACACCGCATCGAAGGTCTTTGATAAGGATACGGCGATACCAGTTATTCCATTGTTCTTTAGTAGCTGATTTCATCATGGCTGCAACCATATCTCGTGCTGCATTACCAGTTACATTGCGAGTAGTAAACCCAGTAATAGCAAGAGTAAAATTATCCCAATCTAGTCCCGATCCGTCTGCATCTTTTTTCTCTGGTATTTGTTTTAAACCAAAAGTAATCATAGCATCAAGTGCTATCCGACAACCATTAAAAAATATTGTATTGTTTGCGGTGGCCTCACGAGACACAATCGATTCTTTCACGAGGCGACTGTTATCGGATTCCAATTCAACAATAATATTCCATGGGTTGTTCATTTGATAACCTTATAATTAATAAGTGATTATGGGATACTATACTAAATTTGAATTATTGTCAAGAATTTTACAAAACAGTATTGTAGTTGATTAGTGGGTCAGATGAATACCGTGCTTCAAACTCCATGAATTCTTGATCTAATTCTAAAGTTTCGCCATCACGGACGATAATACGATTTCCAATAGTAACTGGTATTTCTTTTTGTAATATTTTAGAATACAAAAGTTCAATTACTGGTTCATGTTTTAAAAGACCAGAACTTTTTGCTTCTTCTAAAATGTTATCTTGTCTAGATTTTGCTTCTAAAAACTTATAATAATCTTCATCATTTAGAAATTTTTCAGCCCATTCTTCTAAACTTATAACTTTGGTGCCATCATTATTGATATCAATCGGTTTGATAAAATCACCAGAAATATTAATATTGTTTTTCATTTTGAAATTAAAGAATACAGAGTGATTGGGTAATAAGGCTCACTCTGCGAAACCCCATGGTCTAACAGTTTAGGCTGCTAGTAAAACTGCTGAGTCATTAGCAGCAGCACGACCGAAGAAATCAGCCTTGCTTACTTTGACTTTTACAGTACCAGTTTTTGTAGATGCTTTTGCATTTACTATTTTGCTTCTACGATCAGGTTACCCCAATCCTACGGCTTTAGCATTGCCGTGTTGTCCATATCCTTACTCGTTACCCTGTCGAAACCATGTCTGGCCCATCAGAAGCATATTAGTTCACGTTTCATGTATTGAATAGTGACCTTGTTTTCTACTCTCAAATAACGATCTAATATGCTTTTGGTGGACCAGGTGGGAGTCGAACCCACGTCCAGAACACCTTTCATTCAACTTCATACAACAATTCTTTTATTCTTTTTCTACTAACACACATCTGGCTGTAATATTTGGTCTATCTTTAACTATAAGTGTAGCCACTTCCCAACACTGTTCAAAAGTACTAAAACTTTTCCACTCTCTTTCTACCCCATCAGCCAAAACTAAAACAAATAATACATACACAGACATAATAAAGTCCTTTCGTGTCTAAACCTCCGTTAGTTCTTTGTAGTATCTATATTTATTTCTTTTTTGTCGTAAAATTCGTTTATTTCTTTAGTCAATAATTCTTCATCAAAAATATGCGGTTTTGGTACAGGAACTGCAAATGTTACGACATTTGTGTATGAAACTAGATTTTTATATTCTTTAAAACACGTAGCATGTCTAGGAACATTGCCGTTTAGTCTAGTCATCACTTTCATGGATTTGCCATCTATTAGTTGGTAACCATCGACTCCACTAATAGTTCTACGCCAATCCATGGTGTCGGCATTTAATTGTTTATACTCATCATAAAATATACTAGATATATATTCTTCTTTTGTTCGGTTGTATCCATGAACCCAAATCGCTTCATATGTTTTGCTAGTACCGTAATTTAAATGGCTAGCATCTTGAGAATCTTTGAATCCATTTATTGTGGCACGTCCAACAACTTCGGCAGGTGAATTGACATCATCAATATCTTTTAATGCTTGTCTTCTTTGTACTACTTCAATCCCATTAGTCCATAAATCATGTTTTTTTGTATACTTTGGACTAAAGAATTTTTCTGGATGTGTGTGAAAGTCTTTGCTTTTTTCTATTGTTTTGTTTATTACTGGAGAAACTCCAATGGTTTTAATAGAGACTGCTATATCACCACCAACTGCATCAGCGTGATGATTTTTATCTCCACAATGTTCCATATTAAGTGCATGTGCCAATTCTATTTCTAAAGTTCTAGAATCTAATTTGTCACCTTTGATAATCAAACTTTTTAAATTGTGATATATCCTTGCACGTAACCATTCAAGTTTAAAAGTTAACATTTCCAATAATAAAAAAAGCGGGGTCTAGCCCCGCACTGTACAGAATTTCTTCTTATACAGTTTCTTTTTGCTTTCGTGAAACACGAGTACGCTTTACTTTGACAACTGGATTATATTTTGCATCTGCTCGATCAATAGCTGTACGATAAGCAGGATTGCTATACAACTCAGTAGTTTTTAGAAAAGTGACCAATTCTGGTTTGGTCATTGCACGAGGCAAATCAATCAACTGAATATCGGTATTTGCTTTTTGCAAAACTTTAGTACGTTGAGACATGTCATTACCAAATCTAACTTTGTATTTTCCGTTAATAGAGGATACGCCGCTGATTGTATATGTCTTGTTAGTCATTTGTAAAACTCCTAGTAATAGGTTGATAGTTGAAATATTACCACTTTTCCTTGCCAAATAGCAAGTATTTTGGTCGGTAATTTAACCAAAATTATTTACTTAGTTCTACTGCTTGTGTTTTTGTGGCATTAAGTGCTTTATCCGCAACATGTGCTATACCAGAAAACCCAATTGTAGAAACTACAATACCAAAAACAGTTCCATAAATGAAATTACTCATAATAAAAATCTCCATACTTTTGTTCTAGAACAAATTCATCATATTCTTGCTCTAACGAATCCCACTGTTCTGTATTTTCCGCTATTAAACAATCTGCTTCCAAAACAGCATCATGGTAATTGTTAGCATTTAATACGAGTGTGCCATCAGAAAAGTTAGCAACCCACTCACCAGAGGGCGATTGTTGAATATCAATAAGAAAGCTTTCAGTAGACATATTACACCATTGCATGTTGTTGAGAAATTTGTTGATCAAACAATTCTGTATTCAATTGTGCTTCGAGGTTATCCGCACGAGTTGTATACTCACGCACAAGAATTTGTGCAAGTTTATGCATATCAGAGTTGTTAAGAAAGGCAATGTCATTTGCCAAAAGTTCAATGCGATCCATATTAATACCGTCCATAAAAGTCAGCGTCAAGATCAGCAGACATTTCAGCATATGCACGAATGTCTTCTGGCACAGGATCAATAACGTCATCAATCATACTAACATCAACGTTCAAAAAATCAGCGATTTCTTCATTAGTAAAACCGTTGAAACTCATATTACAAATTTCAGTTTCCAAATCTTTAATACGTCCCATGATGTACTCCTAGTTAGTTAATGTAAATCGATTATATGAAAAAACGGTTTTTGTGTCAACCAAAAAATGCAAATGCAATTCTATTGCCAATAATAACAAGCCCAAGCATACTAAAGATTATCAAATTAGCAATTATTAATATATTAATAGTTTTCATTTTTTATACCACCAATCCAAGTTTGCGAAATTCTACCCTAGCGGTAGGTTGTAATTTATAATCAACTTCTAGTGTAATTTTTTTACCAGATTCCAATATTTCAGCAAGGTCTTTGGCTTCTTTAAGACCTAGCCGACGTGAATCATATGTTCGTATTGCTTTTATGATTGATATCTTATTGTGTACTGATCCAGTATATGGACATGTCAAAATCAATTTATTACCGTTAAATTCTCCAGTTAACATAGCAATAAATATTTCACGTTTTAAATCTTCATCCACCGAATCAGCAATTTTTTCCCACAATTTTAAACCAATATCTGATCCATACACGTTGGTTATAGAACGCATAAAACTAATACCAGCACTAATTATTTCGTCTTTTTGTTCTTCTGGTATCATAATTAAAAGTTTAATTGTATTACACCAGTCGCAATATCATATAGCATACGATACTGGCATCGTTTATACCAGCCCATTCTTTTAGGCAAATCGATACTTTCTGACGGTGTATAATTAATAACATTTTTTGTTTTTAAAC